ATGGAAGACAATCTATATGATTCGTTTGCCAAGCTTCGTGCTCGTGGCCTTGCTCGTGCAATGGCAAATACCAAACAAGTGAAAGCTGCTAACCTTTTCAATAACGGTTTTTCTGACACCATTGGTGATGGTGCTGCGTTCTTTTCTGCCGCACACCCCACAATCTCTGATGGTAATCAGTCTAACCTTCTTGCTGCGGCTGATCTTACAGAAGCAACACTTGAAACTGCTCTTACTACGATTCAAAAAATTAAAGATGATCGTGGTATTTTGATAGGTGCAAGTGCTATTTCACTTCATGTTCCAGTTGATTCATGGGCAATTACAGATCGTATCTTGGCAAGCCCCGGTAATACTCAAACGAGTGCTGCTGCGGCAAACCCAAATACGAATGCTATAAATGCTACTCGTCACTTGGGCATGATTCCAGAAGGTTACTTTATCAATCGAAGGTTTACGGATACAAATTCGTATTTCATTAAGACAGATGTTCCTAATGGTACAAAAATGTTTGTCCGTTCTCCACTTCAAACAAAAATGGAGCCTGATTTTGATACTGGTAACTTACGCTTTAAGGCACGAGAGCGATATAGCTTTGGTGTATCTGATTGGCGTGGCTTCTTTGGAAGTGCTGGTTCTTAATAAGAGCGAGGGGGTGGCACTATGTCACCTCCTCCTTTATTACATGGAGAATATAAATGGCTTCAAATATTAAAGTAGCACACAATGTAAGCAGTGATGGTGCAATCATAACAGGATTTAGATTTGTAGATGCACCAACAGTAACACTAGGTGGTGAAGGCGATGGATCTAATCCTCTGCCTACAGTTAATCGTATTGTTGCTATACATACTTTTTCTACTGTTGCAGGTGAAATTGCAATATCAGGTAGTAAACAAATTACAAATAAAACAGCAAAAGGTAATGCTATCCACTATCGGGTAGGTGCTACAGACTCAAATGATATGTACATAGGTGACATGGGTGTTCCTGTTCATGGTATTGTAAGTGTATCTGTATCAGGAGTTGATGCTCCTACGATTACATTATATGTAGGTTAGTATGCCTAATTTTGCTCAACTAAAATCAGATATCCAAGAGACTTCTGAGAATGATGGCACTGAGTTCACCAGTGCTATTACTGGTTTTATACAACGAGCAGAGTTTCGTCTTGTAAAAGATCTTGATGATTTTGGATTAGATGAATTTACAAATGTTTCTGTATCTTCTGGTAATGCTGGTGCAGTAACTCTTAATGATCGTGTACGTGTAGTTCGCAATGTAAACTATGTAGTTAGCACTGGAACTACCGTTACTAATTTATTACCACGTACTTTTGAATATGTCAAGGACTATTGGCCTGTTAGTGCTTCTACTGGCACACCACGTTATTATTCTAGAAAAGATAATCTTACATTAAAAATAGTTCCAACCCCATCCTCTGTTATTACAACAGAAATACAAACTCAATCTCAACCACTACCTCTAGCATCTGCTACAGGAACAAGTGTAACAACAACTAATTATTTTAGTGAGTATTGTTATAATGCTTTATTTTATGCTTCTCTTATGGAAGCTACAATGTTTAATAAAGATTGGAATAATTTACAGTTTTGGGAAGCACAGTATGTAGTGCAAATTCAAGCACTACGTAATCAAGCTAGAAGAACAAGACAAGATGATATGGCTGTTGCAGCATCACCTGCTGGTGGCCCAAATACAATACAACCAACAGCACCGTAGGAGAGTTATTATGTCAAAAAAAACAGGTGTAAGTAAAACAGGACGAACTGTAAAAAATCCAATAGGCACAGTCACTACAAGAACAAAAAAAGGTCAACTTAAAACTGCACCTAAAAGTAAAGTAGATGCTCTTAAAAAACAAAGAGCAAAAAGAAAACTTTTAAAGTTTGGTAAAAATATTGGAAAAGGTGGTGTTGTTGGTGCTGCTATAGGTGGATATGAAATTCTTAAAGATCTTCCTTCTGAAGAGTTTAAAACTGTAAAAGAGCTTGAACGTGGTAAAATGTCTACTGGTGAAAGAAAAATAAAACCACTTCCCAAAGATAAAAAAAGAGGAAGTAAAAAAACTAAAGCAACTTCTCTACCAGTTCCTAAAAGAAAACCTACACCTCCTAAACAAAAGAAAACTACTGATCGTATACCCGGACCAGATGAAACAGAAACTTTTGTTAGTGGAGATGCAGTAATAGATTACAAAGGATTACCTAAAGTAAAACGTCAAGCTGGTGGAGCTTTAAAACCTATTGATCCTGAAACACAACCGGGATTAGTAGCTTTAAAAAAAGAAAGTCCAGAAACAGTTAATAAAATGGGATATGCAAAAAAGGGTGGTAGAATAGTTTCTGCTATGACAGGTGGTCAAATTGTATCTATGATGTACGATGATTAGTAGATCAAGTGTTAGACAACAGATAGCTAAACCACCTAAAAAGAAAAAAAAGAAAAAGAGGAGAAAGAAATGATTGGACCTCATACACTAATTAAACGTCCACATAATTTAGATGAGATTGTAGGCAGACCTACTGGACAAGGCTATGGTGCTGCACGTAAAGGTCCAGATGTAAAAGGACCGCCTCAAGATGTGGTTGTAGATGAAGACTATACTCAAGGTAAATCTTTTAAAGTAGAAGATTAATCATGACTATTAGTGATCGTTTACTTCAAAAAGCTGTTATGCAAGTTGAAAGTGGCGGTGATCCTAATGCTGTAAGTCCTAAAGGTGCTTTAGGCAGGATGCAAGTTATGCCAGCAACAGCAGCAAACCCCGGATTTGGTATTAAACCTGCTGGAAGAAATAAAGACGGAAGTTTTAAATCTAGTGAATTAGATAGAGTTGGTCTTCAATATTTAAAAGCAATGCGTGAAAGATACCCCGGAAATTTAGATGCAGCTTTAATTGCCTATAACTTTGGTCCTAGTAACGCTGATAAATTTATTAAAGGTAAAAAAAAGTTACCAACAGAAACAAAAAATTATATTAAAAAAGTTCGTAAAGAATTAGGACAATCAGCTAAACAAATTGAGAGAGAACCTATGAGTAGAGATAAAACAAGGCAAACAGAACGTAGATTTACAGGGACACCAGCAGAAAATAGAGCTATTCAAGCTGGACTGAGAGCCACTACTAAAGCTTTAAATGAAGGTAAAAGTAAGGCAGAAGCTCAGAAAATTGGTGCAGATACTGCTGCAAAATTAAATCGAGACTCACGTAAAACATTTAATAAAAGATTTGCTATGTTAGCTACGAGTGCTATAGGTGGTGGTGGTCTTGCTATTGCTGGTAAAGGTTTAGGTATGGCTGGTAAAGCTCTTGTAAAAGTTCTAAGAAAGCAAAAAGGAGCTAGTCAAAAAGCTATAAAATTAGCGAAAGACAAAAATAAACGATCAAGATCACAATTAGATAGAGATAAAACTAAATCTAATAAGAAATCAACAAGTCTAGATGCTGGAACTATAAGACGAGCAAAAAAAGCATTAGGGCCAGCACCTAAAATAAAAAAAACAACAACTAAAAAATCAACAGATAAGAAACTACCAAAAAATAAAGTTAAGAAAACTACATCAAAAGGTAATATAGTGCCTACAGCCGTTGTAGGTGGAACTGCTTTAACTGCTGGTGGAGTTGGTTTAGATAAATTACGTAAAGAGAATATGGCTAAAGCTACTGGTGATACGAAAAAAGGCACAATTAACTATGCAGGTCGTAGAGGTAAAAAAAATGAAACTGGTTTAGCTGGAATTAAAACTAAAAAAGTAGTATCACCAATAAAGCAAGTATCAGTAACAACAAAAACACCAGCTAAACCTAAATCTAAACCTAAAGATGAAGCAATGTCTTTTGGTGAAATGATAAAAGGTGCTGTTGGAATGAGAGGAGCAAAAGGCTTAGAGGGTGCAAAACGTATAGTTAAAACACCTTTTGGTGAAATAACTTTTGATACAAGTGATGATGCTTTTGAAAAAGAAATTGAAAATAAAGCAGGTGGTAAAGTAAAACGCAATGTAGGTGGTAAAGTTCGTGGTGTGGGCCAAGCTATGAAAGGTTTTGGTAAAGCTACTTATTCTAACAAGATGTATTGATGGCTGGAAATATTGATAATAGTAAAATAAATTATGATATAGTTAAACCTAATCGTGAAGACTATACAGACTTTAAAATATATTGGGCTGATTTATGTTACTATTTAATTAAAAAATATAAAGATACTTATGTAAAGATATAATATGGCTGTACGTAAACGAAAAAGAAAAGGGACAGGTATGAAAGGGCTGACCATTAAAGGTGGTCACAAACGTCCTACTAAAACTGGTGCAGGTATGACTGCTAAAGGTGTAGCCGCATATAGACGTAAGAATCCCGGTTCTAAATTACAAACAGCCGTAACAGAAGCAAAACCTAGAACAGCAAAAAGAGCAGCAAGGCGAAAGTCTTTCTGTGCAAGATCAGCAGGGCAAATGAAGAAGTTTCCAAAAGCAGCTAAGAATCCTAATAGCCGCTTGAGACAAGCACGTAGAAGATGGAGGTGTTAACTATGTTTAGAAGTAGAAATAGAAGAAGAGGTGCAAGGAGAACACCAGTAACTAATCGTGCAGATGTTTCTTTAAGAAGAAGAATAAGAAGAGGAAACACGTCATCTAAAACTACTACTCCTGTAAGGACTGGACGAAATACTTCAATAGCAAGAAAAGTTTTAGATAGAGCAAGAAGGACTCCTCCTGCGAGGTCTGCACGAAATACTTCATTAGCAAAAATAATTAGAAGAGCAAGAAGGACTCCTCCTTCAGTTGCAAGAAGAACAAGAAGGAAAATTTCTCCAACTCAATTAAGAAATATACAAAATCAATATAGAGGATTTAGTAAAAGATCAAGAGCAGCATCGAAAGGAAGAAGACCTCTAAAAAAAGCCATAAGAAATACGAGATCATTACTTAGTAATTTTGCTCGTAGAAGAAGAAGATAAACTTAATAAAAAAAAAGAGAGAGGTATTTATAAAAGGATTCCTCAATGTCATATTTAATATCGAACATCCCTCATTTTAAATGTTGGGTTCGTAAAGAGTTTACAACTAATCATGAAGAATATCAAGGAGAATACTTACATGCTTTAGCTTTTGCAGTTAATACTATACCAGATAGATCATTAAGTTTTCAAGTAGTATTTACTGGATGTGATGAAGAAGAAAATGTACACGGTGGAGCTATGTGGGCTAGGATGCCAATAGCTGCATTAATAGCAGATACAGAGTTAGATGAATGGCCTGAGTTAATGCCTACACATTTTGCCCAACCTTGGGACTGTTCTGCTAGAAATCATAGTGTAATAGTTATGGACAGAATATCTTCTAGTCCGTGGCTTTGTAAAATAAATGGAGAGTTTTATACAGGTCGTTATATGTTTACAGTAGATTATACAGATAGTTATATTTCTGATGATCCAGCACAACATAAGCAATCACATGTATTAGAACTTATAGATGCAGATGAATTTACAGGTAACATCGTAGCGTTACCTAATAACAGAGTAAGAGTAACTAATCCTGCTTTATGGGTTACTGGAGAAGGAGCACCAGATTTTACACCAAGTCAATATGTACATTCAGCAGAGATAGATAATAGTTATATGAATCCTAATATTACTTTTAACAACTTATATGCAGAGGAGTTTGATCTAGATGATGAAAAGAACGAAGA